GGGTATGATGATATTCTTTTCTTCCTGAGAATAAAGTGCTTTGTATAATGCGATATTGTTTTCATCTACATAGGTTTTCATATCATCTATAAATTCGGCATAATTAATATCTTCAAACATTCCTTTGTGGGTATTACTAATCATTTCATCAAAGGCTTCTATTACGGTGTTGGGTGAAGGCATAAAACTATTTTTCTCATATATCTTTCCTGTGATATACATTGTCCAAATGTTTTTTGCAATTTCACTTAATAAAGAAAGGAAGGGTGATGGTGTATAATGTTGGGTATCAAACGATACGTAATCAATAAATTGTTTTCTAGCCATTGTTGATCTCCTCATAGATTACATCACCTACATTGTTTTCATCTATACCTAGTAACTCAACATTAGATACTGAAAGTATCTTTTGTTCAGCGTCTTCCATTGATAGTTTATTTGCCTTTACATCTGTTAAAATAGCATCCACAGACGTTTCAGCTGTGTCCATTGCGTATTGCATTGTCTTTGACATAGTTTACTCCTTTTCGTAATAATATAATTGATTGTTGTTAGATTTTTCTTTTTCTTGTAAATAGATCGTTGTAATACCTGATACAAAACCAAGAAAAGCAAATAATGTTCCTATTAGAAAATGATCAGCTTCAATGGCACCAGTTGCAAATATCATTAACAGCATAAACAAGATTGCAAAAAATGTTATCATATGTTTCATAGTGTTTCTCCTTGGTTATTATTTTAAATATAAAGGTCCTGTCCATTGAATTGGATAGTTACCTGTTAAAACATTTCCTCTAGGTGAGTTTAACGCAGGTGCATTCCAACCAGCAGGTTTTAATATATCACCTTTTTTAAAATGTTTAAAATCTTCTTTTACAATAAACGCAAAAACACCAGTATTTTGTACCACCTTAATGTACTTTTTACCAGGCATAACTTTTGTTTTTGATTCATAGTTTTTAAGTTCAGTATCACCATATGAACCAGGTTCTATTTCTTTTCTACCATTAGAAGTATGAAAGAAATAATAATCTTGTTTAGCACCAGCCATCATATTTTTAATTCCTTGGTCTAGTGTTTTAGCAGTTTGATTTACAGTTATCATAGTGTTTCTCCTTATCTTAAATATTCCATTTGGTAAAACATCTTATAGTTTTTACCGTCTTTTGTTTTAGACCATTTGTCTAAATCAGTTTTTATCATTTTTCTCAAATCACTTAATAAAACTCGTTTAAGTGAATTGTCTTTTTGTGGTACTAACGCATAAATGTTAGTATCTACTTTATTGTTTTTTTTCATAGTGTTTTTCATATACATATACTATATCAAACTCCATTTGCAAAGTCAAGCAATATCAAAATAAAAGACCTCAATAAAATCAATGACTTATTTGATCTATGTTCTTCTTTTGTTCTCATTTTACTGCATTTTTGCATTATAATATGGACTTTACTAAATAACTATGAATCATTCCATATCACCTATAATAGTCGTTTGACCTGCGTTGATTAACCAACAAAGGAGAAATCTATGTCCATAGACAATAAAAACATTATTGAAGAATTTGAAGAAAAGCTAGAAAAGTTTGAAGATAGATTATCCAATATCGAGTCCGTTCTTAACATTGAACCAGAAGAAGATGAAGATTGGGAAGATGAAGAAGAAAACGAAGATGATGAAGAAGAAGATGAAGATGAGGACGAAGATGAGGATGATGACGATAAATAGATAAAACTATGGTGGCCATTCGTAAGGATGGCCACTTAAACAATGGAGATATTATGGCAAAAGCAAAAGGTAATTTTGGAGTTAACAATTTTAGAGGTAATAGAAAAAAAGGTAAAACTTCTATTTCTAAAAGAAGAAAAACAGTAAAGTTTTCAACTATGAATAAAAGTAAAAAACGTGGTTGGAAAGAGTATCGAGGTCAAGGTAAGTAATGCCAGGTGTTGCTCGTAAAGATACAGATAGTGCAGGTGGTGTCGCAATAGAAGGTAGTGATAATGTATTTGTCAATAGTAAAGGTGTAGTTCGTTTAGGAGATAGAGTTGCTTCTCACGGATTACCACCACACACACCTACCCCACCAATGTCTGAAGCTTCTTCAACAGTACGAGTAAATAGTATTCTAATTTGTAGAGAAGGTGACGCTGCAAGTTGCGGACATACTATTTCTGGTTCTTCTAATGTCTTTGCAGGATAGTGTATAAATATTATTACTATGGCACTTGCAAATTATGACGCACAGTCAACAAACAATTCAAAACGATCTACTAGAATTTATAGTGATCTTAATTTGAATTTTACTAAAAATCCTGCAACCAAAGATGTTGCACGATTAACAGATGTTGAAGCTGTAAAACGTTCTGTTCGTAATTTAATATTGACTAATAGGTTTGAACGACCATTTCATCCAGAAATTGGTTCTAGTGTGAGAGATTTATTATTTGAACCTATTACTCCTTTGAATGCTGTTTTATTACAGGATAGAATTGAAGAAGTTATTATTAATTTTGAACCAAGAGTTGCCATTAATCAAATTGTCGTAATAGATAATATTGATAACAACGAATACAAAGTTACTGTTTCGTTTTATGTTATCAACAGGCCTGAACCTGTAACGATAACAGAATTTTTACAAAGATTAAGATAAAATGAGTTCACAGAAATTAAACATATCACAACTAGACTTTGACCAAATTAAAATTAATTTAAAAAGATTTTTATCCAATCAAAGTCAATTCAAAGATTATGACTTTGAAGGTTCTGGTATGGCCGTACTCCTTGATTTATTAGCTTACAATACACATTATCTCGCTTATAATGCAAATATATTAGCCAATGAAATGTTTATAGATACTGCTGATTTAAGAAACAGCATTGTATCTTTGGCAAAGGCTTTGGGTTATACTCCAAATTCACCAAGAGCACCAGTTGCAAATTTAACTGTTGTGGTTAATGACGCAACTGGTACTTCTTTAACAATGGATGCTGGAACTAAATTTACTACCAGTGTGGATGGTGTTTCTTATAACTTTGTAACCACTGGATCAAATACAATAACTCCTGTTAATGGTGTTTATACATTTTCAAATATTTCTGTTTATGAAGGAACTTATGTTACCTATCAATATACTGTGGACACTACCGATGTCGACCAAAGATTTTTAATACAATCAGCAAATGCTGATACTACTACTTTAACTGTACAAGTACAAAACAGTTCATCCGATACAACTACAAACACTTATACTAAGGCTACTTCTATTACAGAATTAGATTCAACTTCAAAAGTTTATTTCTTACAAGAAGCTGAAGATGGTAAATTTGAAATTTATTTTGGTGATGGTGTTGTTGGTAAATCTTTATCTGATGGTAATATTATTATTTTAAAATATGTTGTAACTAATAAAACTGCTGCTAATGGTGCTTCATCATTTAGTTTATCAGGAAACATTGGTGGTTTTAGTGATGTTACTTTAACAGTAAATTCAAATGCGGCTAATGGTTCTGATTCTGAAACTAATGCAAGTATTAAATTTAATGCACCTAAATCTTATGCAGCACAAGACCGTGCTGTAACGATAGAAGATTATAAAACAAAGGTTGCAGAATTGTATGCCAATGCTCGTTCTATAAGTGCTTGGGGTGGTGAAGATGCCGAAACACCTTTCTATGGTAGAGTTTATATTTCTATTAATCCTATTTCAGGTTCGACATTAACACAAACAACAAAAGATTCTATTGTTACTCAATTAAAAAGATATTCAGTTGCTTCAGTAACGCCTGTAATTATTGATCCAGAAACAACATCATTACTTTTAACTTCAACTGTTAAATATAATGAACAAGCAACTTCTAAATCTGCTTCAACATTAAAAACAAATATTACTACTGCATTAACGAATTATAACACAAACACTTTACAAAAATTTGATAGTATATTTCGTTATTCAAAAGTTGTAGAATTAATTGATGACGCTGATACAAGCATTTTATCAAACATTACTACATTAAAAATTAGAAAACCATTTACACCTACCATTGGTAGTGCAACGAATTATACAGTTTCTTTTTCAAACGCATTGTATAATCCACATTCAGGACACAAATCTACTGAAGGTGGTATTTTAAGTTCAACAGGTTTTAAAGTTGATGGAGATTCAACTAACATATATTATTTTGATGATGACGGTGCTGGTAATTTAAGAAGATATTATCTTGTTGGTTCAGTAAGAACCTATGCTGATAATACTGCTGGTACAATTAATTATTCAACTGGAAAAATTGATATCGATTCAATTAACATTTCTTCAATAGAAAATATTAGAGGATCTGCTTCAACTGTAATAGAAATAACAGTACAACCAAATTCAAATGACATTGTACCTGTTAGAAATCAAGTTTTAAATATAGATGTAGCTAATAGCACTATTACGGTTACTGCTGATACTCTAGTTGGTGGTTCTAGTAACGCTGGTGTTGGTTACACAACAACATCAAGTTATAGTACCTAATGTCAGACTTTAAAGATAAAATATCCTATTTAATAAATTCACAAGCACCTGACTTTGTGCTTGAAGATCATCCATATTTTTTAGAGTTTGTAAAAGAATATTATAAATTTTTAGAATCAGCAGAATTAACTTTAACTGATATTAATCCACCAGATACTTTAAGATTAGAAACACAAACAACAACTATAAGTTATCTATTATTAAATGGTACCAATCAACAAAAAGATAATGATGGTGATAATATACTTTTAGAAGATACTACTTATGGTGATTTTGTCAATGGTGAAACTATAACAGGTTCTACTTCAGGTGCTACTTCAACTGTATTAGTAGAAGATATAGATGGTGGTTCTCGTTTATTCGTAACACATCAAAATAAATTTATTGAAGGAGAAACAATTACAGGTTCTACTTCAGGTGCGGTTGCAACTATTTTAAAATATAGAGCCAATCCAATACAAAACATTCAACAACTTTTAGATTATCCTGATCCAGATAAAACAATTCAAGGATTTTTAACTAAATTTAGAAATGCGTTTTTACAATCTATACCTGATACTTTAGATACAGGTGTAGATAAAAGAAAACTTATTAAAAATATTAAATCACTTTATCGTGCAAAAGGTACTAAACGTGCAAGTGAAATCTTTTTTAAATTACTATTTAATGAAAATGCAACAATAAGATTTCCTAAAGAAAATATTTTAAGAGCATCCGATGGTAAATGGGATACACAAAAAGTTTTAAGATGTAAAGAGTCAGGAACTTCAGACGCAGCTAATTTAGTAGGTCAAACTATTACACAGGCCGATGTACCGTCTGATTCAAATATTAATGAGGCAACTGCTGTTGTGGAACAAGTTTACAAATATGCTATTGCAGGTGCAACCGTAGTAGAATTAGTATTAGGTGATGATTCAGTTACAGGTACTTTCGTTTCAGGACAAAATATTACAGGTACAGATAATACAAATGAAGATGTTTTGGTTACTTGTACGATAGAAGGAATTATTACAACAAAAACAGTTTCAAATGATGGTGCATTTTATAGTGAAGGAGATAGTGTTGCTTTAAGTGGTGGAGGTAATGACGCAATCATTCAAGTTAATGCCGTGGGTTCAGGTTCTATTTCTGAAATATTAGTAGATGATGGCGGTACAGGTTATTCAATTGGTGATGTTGTAAACTTTAGTATTGGAAATGCTACTGCAAAAATTTCTGTTGTAAATGGTGGAGTAAGATTAGAAGAAGGAACAGAATCAAGTTCTACTTCTCATATTATTTTAGAAGATGAAACTGTAAGAGGAGATCCATATACTGGAAATAAAATTGTACAAGAATCAGGAACAGGTGTAGGAGATATTACAGATGTAAGAATGATTTACGAAGGTAATGGTTATACCTCTTTACCAACTGTAACTATTACATCATCAGGTAGTGGTGCGTCTTTATTTGCATATGGTCCTGAAATTGGAAGAGTTTTAGGATTAAAAACAATTGAGTTAGGGGATAACTATGATGATAGTCCAAGTCCACCTACTTTAACTTTACCAACTTATTTACTTTTACAATCTCGTACAGGAGGTTTTACAGTTAATGAAACCATTACAGGTTTAGATTCAAGTTCAAGTGTTGTAACTGCAACTGTGGTATCATTAGATATGAATACAAATATTTTAAAATGTTCAGGTGCAACTGGAACATTTGCCGAAAACACATTAATTACAGGCGGCACTTCTTTACAAACTGCAACCATTTATAAAGTAGATCAAGCAACTGCAACGGCTACCGTAGGTGCTGTGGCAACTACTGATGGTCAATTTATTAACCAAGATGGTTGGGTTTCAGAAACTTCAATGAAGTTACAAGATAGTTTATTGTACCAAGATTATTCTTACATTGTAAGAGTAGGCCGTTCTATTAATGACTGGAGAGATACTTACACTAAAACTTTACATAGTGCTGGTTTCTATTTCCAAGGAGAAGTTACTATTGAATCACAAGCAAATGCTAGATTGAGAAGTGTAACTGGTATTAATACAAATGTTACTGAAGATATCTTTGGAGTTTACAGAACAATCTTTACAACTATACTTGGTAGAAGATTGGGTACTGTGGACGATGGCACAACGTTACGTGCTAATCCTGCATTAGGTGTTCCTGCAGATTTAACAGACAGTACAATTGAACACTTTACAGCCAACACAAGAGATGTAACATTGAAACGTGCTTATACAATTAAATTTGAAAGTATACCTAAACTTACTGTAAGAGGTGATAGTACAAAATATGGTTTTGCTGTTGCAGGTCCTCGTATGAGAAACATTAATAGATTATGGTACATATATAGTGGTAGTTCTATTCCACAAACTTCAGCTGTGGGTGCAGACTCAACAACTGCAAGTTATATTTCACCTATGACACTGGCTAATTGGGCAGACTGGAAAGTTATAGGAACACATAATACTGATATAGATGGAGAAACTGTACAGTTTAGAGATATTAATATAGACAACTTAAAAACTTATGTTGCCCTACCAACGGAGATTAAGGTAAGTTATTAATTTGCCGTATAAATATAAATAGAATTTAAAGGAAAGTTATGCCAGCAATAGTAACAAACAAATTTAGAATACACAACGCTGAACAATTCAGCGAATCATTTTCAGAAGCGTCACCTAACGTATATTATTTACTGTTAGGCAGACCGCAAGCATTTGCAACTTCAACAAGACCAGACTCTCGTACAGAAAACGAAGGTTCTGATACATCACCAATTACACCTCCAGATTCAATAGATTATGAATTTTATACTTTTGATGACGCTATTGCGGCTAAAAAGATTACAAGTTCAGATGTATCTTATGTAATACCAAGAAGAAATTGGGCAACAGGTACAGTTTATGATATGTACCGACACGACTATGGTCGAAGAATTACAGGAACAACAACTGCAAAAACATCTACAAGTGGTGCATCCAATTTATATGACGCAACTTTTTATGTTTATTCAAGTGCAGGTAATGTTTACAAATGTTTAGATAATAATTCAGGTGCAAACTCAACTGTTGAACCTACTGGAACTTCAACTTCAGTTTTAACTACCGCAGATGGATACAAATGGAAATATATGTACACTTTATCTGCTTCTCAACAAGTTAATTTCTTATCTACTGACTTTATGGCTGTTGCAACTAATTCAACTGTAAGTGCGGCTGCTGTAAACGGTGCATTAGATATTGTTACAGTTAAAGCAGGTGGTACTGGTTATACAACTTCAGGTGCTTCTGGCACAGGAACAATTACTTCCGTTCCGATTAGAGGAGATTATACTACTAGAGGGTATGCTACCGTAACAATTGCTTCAGGTGTAGTAACAGGAGTTTCAATTACAACTGCTGGTGCTGGTTACACTTACGCTTATATTACTAACGCAGATATACAAGCACAAGGCGGTGGTACTGGTTCAGGTGCTGAATTAGATGTATTGATTGGACCAAAAGGTGGTCACGGTTATAATGCCGTAAAAGAATTAGGTGGATTCTTTGTAATGTTAAATGTTAACTTTGAAGGTGTTGAATCAGGTTCTGGTTCAGATGTTTCTGCCGCAAACGATTTTAGAAGAATTGGATTATTAAGAGATCCTAATTCAGGAGGTTCTGCTGCTTCTTCTACAACATTAAGAGCAACAAAAGCAATTCGTATGGCTTCTTCTCCAACTCCAGGCACATTTACTGTTGATGAAGAAATTAATCAAGCAACAACTGGCGCTGTTGGTAAAGTTGTAGAATGGGATGCGACTAATAGAGTTTTATATTACATTCAAACAAGATTTAATGATGAAGGTGCAAACAGTAGTGGAGATTTAGTAGCGTTTTCAACAAATGCTGTTATTACTGGTCAAAGTTCAAGTGCAACAGCAACACCAGACACTTCTTTTTCTAGTACAGTAAACGGTTCTTCATTTACTTCTGGTTATTCAAGTTCAGAATTGGATGCTGATACAGGAGATGTTATGTATGTTGAAAATAGAGCTCCGATCACTAGAGCAACCGATCAAACTGAAAATGTTAAACTTGTTATTGAATTTTAATTAGATAAGGAAGAAAAATGCCAGCAAAAACTGATTTCAATGTCAGTCCCTATTATGACGATTTTACAGAGTCGAAGAAGTTTCATAGAATACTTTTTAGACCTGCATTTGCTGTTCAAGCAAGAGAATTAACTCAATCTCAAACTATACTTCAAAATCAAATAGAAAGAGTTGGCGATCACCTTTTTAAACAAGGTGCGATGGTTATTCCAGGTCAAGTTTCAATTGACACAAATTATACTGCTGTAAAATTAACATCAAAATCTGCTTCAAGTATTTCAGACTATAATGGTTCAACTGTAACAGGTGGTACATCAGGTGTAGTTGCTGAAGTAGTTGGCGTTGCTGCTACAGACGGTACTGATCCTGATACGTTATATGTTAAGTATAATAAAACAGGAACAAACAATACATCTATTGTTTTTACAGACGGAGAAACAATTACATCGGATGCTTCAGGTAGTCCAACTGCGGTAGTAAATACAACTGCAACAGGATCAGCTGCAGGTGTTCAATCAGGTGTTTATTATATTAATGGTTTCTTTGTACAAGTAGATAGTACCACTTTAGTATTAGACAAATATACAAATACACCTTCATACAGAATTGGTTTTACTGCAACTGAATCTTTCATTTCACCAAATGATGATTCAAGTTTAAATGATAACGCTGCAGGTTCTTCAAATGCAAATGCACCAGGTGCTCATAGATTTAAAATTACTTTAACACTTGCAAAGAAAACTTTATCATCAACCGAAGATGATAACTTTTTTGAAATTGCTAGAGTAGAAAATGGTGTTATTAAAACACTTGTTAGAAATACAGAATATGCTGTATTAGAAGATACACTTGCTCGTAGAACGTTTGATGAATCAGGAGATTATGTTTTATCTAATCCTGATTTTGATGTAAGAGAACATTTAAGTTCAGGTAATAATAGAGGTATTTACACTTCAGGTAATGGCGGTAGTGCTTCAAAACTTGCAATAGGTGTTTCACCTTTCAAGGCTTATGTAAGAGGTTATGAGGCAGAAAGATTAGGAACAACTTTTGTTACAGTTGATAAGGCAAGAGATTATGAAACTGCAAACAATCACAAAACAAGATATAATATTAAAAATTATTTAAACGTAACTAACGTTTATGGTACTCCAGATATAGGATTTGTATCTGGTGATGTAGAGGCATTTAAATCAGTTAATCTATTTGATACAGCAACTGCTGTTAGAGGAACTCAACAATCAAATGTTGGTACAACTGTACCTCAAATTGGTAGAGCAAAGTCAAAAGGATTTGAAACTGTAAGTGCAACTGAAAGTTCAGATATAAATGATACATCTTCAATATACAGACATTATTTGTTTGATATTGAAATGTTTACACACTTAAATACAACTACTTCGGTAAGTTATACAACTGGAGAAATTGTATCAGGCGCTACTTCAGGTGCTACTGGTGTTGTACAAAGTGTTACTGCAACTAAAACAGCGGCCGTAACTTCTATTTCTACTGCTGATCCTGGTGTAGTAACTTTAGCGGCACACGGATTTAATGACGGACAACAAATTACTTTATCTGGTGGTTCTTTTCAAATAAATTCTGCAGCTTATACTGAAGGAGTTTATACTGTACGAAATGCTACCACAAATACTTTTGAGTTATATGGTTCTGATGGAACAACATCTCAAAACGTAACTTCATTTAGTTCAGCACCAACTGTTGCACACACAACTATTGTTGTATCAAATGTAAAAGGTACTTTTAGTGCAGGAGAAGTTGTTACAGGACAAACATCAAACGCAAGTTCAACTATTCAAAATGATAGACTAGGATTTTTAGGAGTAAGAACAAGAGATATTTCTGCTGTTAAACAAATTGGTATGGCAGGTTCTCCAACTTATACTGCGGATACAGTATTAACTTCTACATATGGAGATAACTATGTTATTACAGGTAACGTATCTATTTCAAATTCATCAAATACATTACTTGGTAAAGGAACAAACTTTACAACTGATTTAAAAATTGGTGATTCAATTTCATTTACAAATGACGCAGGTTCAACTGTAACTGCAACTGTTAACTATGTTGTTTCTCAAACAGAATTAATATTAACAAGTGCTGTAGGTGGTTCAGATGTAACTACTGCTGCTGTATTAACAAGAAGAAGAGCTAAATTACAAAATCCTGAAAACAATATTTCTGTATTTGAATTGCCACACGTAACAGTTAAAACATTAAAAACAACTACTAATGGTGGTACAACGGATACAAATTTCAATGTAAGAAGAAACTTTACTGCTACTTTATCATCAAACGGTGACGCTACAATTACTGCAGGTACAAACGAAACTTTTGCTTCTAACGCAAGTAATGACTTTACTGTTTCTATAATGACGACAGGAGGTGGTGGAACAGGTGCGGTAGGAGATGTATTAAATTTAGAAGGTAATAACCACGAAGGTGATTCTATCTTTACACTAGGAGGTTCTCCAACAGGTAAAACTTTAACACTTGATTTTGGTGCAAACTTCCAAGGACACAAAATTAAAATTCTTGCTACTGTACAAAGAACAGTTGCAGGTTCAAAAACAAAAACATTAAACTCTGGTTCAACAGTTGCTATTTCATCACAAACAACGATAGAAAGTGGAATTATTGGATTAGGCAAAGCGGATGTTTATCAAATCAATGCTGTTTATATGTCAAGTGGATTTGGTTCAGCTGCAACAAGTTCAGATACAAATATTACATCTCGTTTTGATTTAGATACAGGTCAAAGAGATAACTACTACGATATTGGTAGATTAAAATTAAAACCAGGTGCAATTCGTCCTACAGGTAGATTACTTGTTAACTTTGATTATTTCTCACACGGTTCTGGAGATTACTTTGATGTAGATTCATATTCAGGAGTTATTGATTATGAAAATATACCAAGTTATACTTCCGACACTACTGGTGAAAAATATGAATTAAGAGATAGTTTAGACTTTAGACCAAGAGTTGCAGATAACTCAACTATTAGTTCTGGTTCAGCAGATAGAAATTATAGTGGTACAGGTTCATCTACGGTAGATGTTGTACAATTTAATGCTGATGTAACCACAGACTTTGAATATTATTTAAACAGAATAGATAAAATTTTCATTACTAGAGATGGAGAATTAAAAGCACTTAAAGGTGCTTCTGCTATTAATCCATTAGAACCTGGTAATTTAGACGGCCATTTATTATTGGCAACTTTAACTATACCAAGTTATACTCTACGTACTTCCGATGTAACAATTAAAAAAGAAGATAACAGACGTTACACAATGAGAGATATTGGTAAATTAGAAGGTAGAATTAGAAATTTAGAATACTATACTCAATTATCTTTATTAGAGGCAGACGCACAATCTTTACAAATACAAGACGCAGATGGTTTTGATAGATTTAAAAATGGTTTCGTTGTTGATAACTTCTCTGGACACAATGTTGGAGATGTAGGAAATAATGATTACAAATTATCTATTGATAGAGGCCGAGGTGAGGCAAGAACACCATTTAACGAAGATGTAATTTCTTTAGAAGAAATAGATGACGACTTAACTGCAATTGTGGCTGCAGATAGAACGGCTGCAAATTATCAATTAACAGGTGATCTAATAACTTTACCTTATGATGAAGTAACTTTATTTGAACAACCTTATGCTACAAAAACAGAAAATTTAAATCCATTCTTAATCTTTGATTGGATTGGTAATATAGATTTAGATCCACCAGTAGATGAGTGGAAAGAAACACAAGTTGCACCAGAATTAGTGGTGAATGTAAATGGTACATTTGACAACTTGGCAATTAATGCTGGTTTAGATAATACAAGTATTTCAGAAATTCCTGTCGGTACTGAATGGAATGAATGGCAAGATCAATGGTCAGGAAATCCAAGAACTGATACAAGTTGGCAAGGTAACACTTTAGTTCAAACAACAAGTACCGATGTTGTACAAACAAGATCAGGTATTCGTTCTGTAATTATTCCACAAACAGTTAGACAAAGTTTAGGTAATAGAGTTATTTCAGTTGCGTTTGTTCCATTTGTAAGAAGTAGAGATATTACTTTTGAAGGATATGGATTAAGACCTAATACAAGAGTTTATCCTTACTTTGATAATATTAATGTTACAAGTTATGTTACACCAGACGGTGGTTCATTAGGTGGTAATTTAAATACAAATACTAATGGATATGTTAAAGGAGTATTTTCTATTCCTGATCCGAATGTTTCATCTAATCCAAGATGGAGAACAGGTAAGAGAATATTCAGATTAACAAGTTCATCTACTAATTCCTCAGATAGAACAGCAGTTGCCACTTCAGCAGAAGCTGATTATGACGCAAAAGGATTATTAGAAACTGTACAAGAAGCAATTGTTTCTACTAGAGAGGCACAAACAGTTAGACAAACAACTACTGAACAAAGATCCATTTCTAGGCAAACTTCTACAACAATAGGCCGTAGAGATCCTTTAGCACAATCTTTTATGATTGATGATGAGGATGGAGTGTTTGTAACAAGTGTAAATGCTTATTTTGCAACAAAATCATCTACTATTCCTGTTAAAGCAGAAATAAGAAATATGGTCAATGGTTACCCAGGTAATTCAGTTGTACCTTTTTCTACCAAATGGTTAAATCCTGGTTCTGTTAATACAAGTACAGATGGTTCAACTGCAACAACATTTACATTTAATTCACCAGTTTATTTAAAAGAGAAAACAGAATATGCGTTAGTATTATATTCTGACTCTGCTGATTATACAGTTTATGTTGCACGATTAGGTGATACAGTTATTGGTTCAGATAGAACCGTATCTGCTCAACCTGCGGTTGGAGTATTATTTAAATCTGCTAACAATCGTACTTGGACTGCTGAACAAATGGAAGATTTAAAATTTGTAATGAAACGTGCAGATTTTGATACAACAAGTTCAGGAACTTTAACACTTGCAAACGCAACGTTATCAAGTAAAACGTTGGCAAGTAATCCAATCAGAACATTTAATGGTTCTAGTATTGTAAGAGTGTTCCATAAAAATCACGGATTACACAGCACAAGTGATAACGTAACTATTGCAGGAATTTCTTCAGGTACTTACAATGGTATTGCACATTCAGATATCAATGGAGATTATACAACTATTTCAAATATCACTTTAGATAGTTATGACATAACTACTTCTGGAACAGCAAATGCTACAGGAGATGTAGGTGGTTCAACTGTAACTGCTACACAAAATAGATTGTTTGATGTATTACAATTACAAATTGGACACGTAGTTCACCCAGGCACAACTTTAACATCTACATTAAGAACCACATCAGGTAAATCTGTTAATGGTTCTGAAACTGCATTTAGTTTACAAGCTGCAACTGCGGCCGAAAGTGTTGTGTTAGGTGATAACATTTATTTTGATAATCCAAGATTAGTTGCAAGTGAAATAAATGAAACAAACGAAATGTCTAGTAGTAAATCTATTGTAATCAATATTACTATCAGTTCAACTAATTCTAAATTATCTCCAGTTATAGATTTAAAAAGAGTTAATGCTTTTGCAATTTCAAACCGATTAAATAATCCTACTGTTTCATCTACCGATACATTTACAGGAGATGGATCCACAGTTGCATTTACTTTATCGGGAACACCTTCAAGTGTTCATTTATTGTCTATTAGAAAAGATGGTAAAAAATTACAACCAGTTGATGACTTTACAGTTTCAGGAACAACTTTAACTATGGGTTCTGCTCCTGCAAGTGGTTCTAAAATAGTTGCTAAAATTACTAACACCGTAGATTACGAAGATGATACTGCAATTGAAGGTGGTTCATCTGCTGGTGCTTACATAACTAAACCAGTTAATCTTGCTAATCCTTCAACTGCATTAGAAGTAAGAATTGCTGCAAGTGTACGATCCACTTCATCTATCAAAGCATATTACAGATTATCAGGTGGAGAAGAAACAAGAAGAATACAAGACATAGAATTTACTCCATTTAATACAGATGGAAGTCCAGATGTAACGGTATTACCTTCCAATGGTGATGTAGTTTTGGATTTAGATTTTAAAGATCACAAATTTAGTGCAAGTGATTTAATTGCCTTTACATCTTTCCAAATTAAGATTGTATTTAAAGGAACTAACTCGGCATTACCTGCTCGTTTAAAAGATTTACGAGCAATTGCATTGGCGGTATAAAATGACAAAGATAAAAGTAGAAGGTTATACATCATTAGTTAGAGATTTATCTTCTAACGCTATTGTCAATACAAACGAATCAGACTATCAAGCTTATATTGCAAAATATAAGGCAAGAGAAAAAAGTAATGATATGTTAAGAAGTACAATCAAAGAAATAAATAATTTAAAGTCTGAATTATACGAAATCAAAAATTTATTAAAAAAGGTAATAGAGAAGTAAAATGGCCGCTCGTACAGTTGCAACAACCGATACTTTAGAAACGTTTAGAACAACGTTTAATAGTTTATCGTCTACCGATATAGGTGATGTTGCTACACTTACAACTACTGCAACCAATGTCGTAGGTGCAATTAATGAAGTGGCTGCGACTGTTACAACTGCATTTAAAATAGCAGATGATACTTCTACTCAACAAACAATAAGTTCAGGAGATGTATTAAGAATTTCAAGTGGTTCAAATATAACTGCGACTGTTTCTGCTACAGATACAATAACTGTGGCATTAAATAGTACAATATCAGGTTTGACAAGTGTATCAGCAACAACTGTAACAGATGGTACTGCTTCATTGAATAGTGGTTCTTTAACAAGTGTCGTAAATGTAACTGGTTCTGGAACTGCAAATTTTACAACAGATATACAAGTGAATAGTGTATCTGTAGCAACTAAACCTTTTGCTATCGCTCAAGCGGTCGCTCTTGGATAATATTATAAATAGTAACTATAAGGGATAACAAATGGCTAACGATTTTAAAAGATATAACGTTTCAAGTGTAACCACTTCTACTGGTGCTTCAGGCGATGCTCTCTATACTGTTCCTTCTTCAGGATCAGCTATGGAATCTATCGTCATTGGTATTACTCTGGCAAATAAATCTGCTTCAGGAGTAACTGCTGATGTGTATTTAGATGGTTATGATGGAACTGATAGTTATATCGTCAAAGGTGCTAGCATACCTACAGGTTCTTCATTAGAAGTAATGGCAGGTAACAAAATAGTTTTACAAGGTAATGGATCAGCTAATGATGTTGTTCGTGTATCTTGCGGAACTTCAAGTGCATTAGACGCTACAATATCAGTTTTGGAAGACGTATAATAAATATAAAAAAGAGGAATAGATTTAATGGCTTATATTGGTAAAAGACCAAGTGATATCACTAGGGCAATTGCAACATACGACACATTTACTGGCGATGGTTCGACTACTACGTTTGATTTAACAAACGCAGCGGCAAGTGCTAATGATATTATTGTTGTAGTCAATAACGTTAGACAAGAACCTGGTGCAAGTAAGTCCTATACTTTAGGCCTAGATGGTAATGGTGTAACCAAACGAGTTACGTTTGTAACTGCACCTGCAGCTTCTGACGAAATCTATGTTATCAATCCTACTCAAATCGAATCTATTGTACGTGCTGGAGATATTTCTACAGGTGCAATCACAGGTCAAACAGCAGAAACAACTGTTGCAAATGACGACTTAATTTTAATTTACGATACATCTGCTGGTGCAATTAGAAAAATGACAAAATCTAATTTTGCGCCTGCCGTATCTTTAACATATTCAGCTGGTAGTGCAACAGGAGATGGTTCTACTGTAGCATTCACAATAAATAGTGGTAGAGCAGTTGCTGATGTTTTTGTAGTTGTAAACGGTGTAGTATTAGTTCCTACAACTGATTACACTATTTCAAGTACAACTTTAACATTTAATACAGCGCCTGCAAGTGGGGCTGAAATACAATTTAGGTATTTACCTTTAACATCATAGGATAGAAAATGGGAGCAAAAACTAGAAAATTATCCAATATTACAGACAGTTTAATAGAATGGCAATCGGTAGTAGTTGCTGATGGTTCAACAGGTCTAACAGCCGTTGCTGGACGAGGTTATTTTATTAATACCACTGCTGGGGCCATTACAGTTACGTTGCCAGCATCACCAAAAGCAGGTGATATAGTACAACTTAAAGATTACGCTAGAACTTGGGGTACAAATAATGTTACCATAGCATCAACTTTGTTTGATGGTTCTACAAACACAGCAACTTTTTCTACAAATGGGCAAACAGTAACTTTAGTTTATATGGACGGAACAAAAGGTTGGTCTTTAATCAACGAAGATACAACAACAGGTTTAGGCCAATCTTTTATATCTGCTACTGGTGGTACAGTAACAACATCAGGCAATTTTAAAATTCATACTTTTACAGGAGATGGTAGTTTTGTTGTTTCAAGTTTAGGTAATAATATACCTTGCGCTCAAGCTTCAACAGTAGATTATCTAGTAGTTGCTGGTGGTGGTGGAGGAGGAGCAGGATCTACTCCAGCTCACGCTGCTGGTGGAGGAGGTGCTGGAGGTTTTAGAGAAGGAAAAGATTCAACTTTAGCTTCTCCTCATACTGCTTCCCCTATAGCAGCTACAACAGGTTTAACAATCACTGCTACAACTTATCCAGTTACAGTAGGTGCAGGCGGTCCAGGAGGACCTGGTTGTGCTCTATGTCAAGCTGTTGATGGAAGTAATTCAGTATTTTCTACTATTACATCAACAGGTGGTGGTGGTGGTAGTGGTTCAGCTTATTCCCCACCAGGAATTAAAATGAATGGTAGAGCTGGTGGATCAGGTGGTGGTGGATCATCACAAGGCCCTACAACTGGAGGAGCTGGTAATACCCCTCCAACAAGTCCTTCTCAAGGTTTTCCTGGCGGAACTGGAACAGACGCTCCGCCTGACACGAGAGCAGGTGGCGGCGGTGGTGCTACACAAGCTGGTAGTGCTGGAGTTGCGAATACTAATTCAGGACCTGGTGGTAATGGTGCCACAACATCAATTTCAGGTACACCAACAACATATGCTGGTGGTGGTGGAGGTGGTGAATCAGGACCAGCTGCACAACAAGCAGCAGGAACTGGTGGCTCTGGAGGAGGTGGTGCTGGTGGAAGTACAGGAAACCCAGGAACAGCAGGAACAGCCAATACTGGTGGTGGATCAGGTGGTGGAAAAGGTGGACCTCCTGTTGGAACAGGTGGAAATTCAGGCGGTAAAGGTATCGTCATTATAAGATATAGGTATCAATAATGAATAAAGGAATTAAATAACAATGGCATATATAGGACGAGATCCCCAATACGGCGCATTTGAGAAACAAACTCTCACAGGTGACGGTTCTACGGTTACATTTAGTTTAGATTATACAGTAGGTTCGGCCTCGTCTGTATTAGTGTCAGTTGCTGGGGTTCATCAGGAACCAGAAGTTGCTTACAATTTATCAAGTAACGGAACAGCAATCACATTTACGGCTGCACCAGCGTCCTCAGATACAGTCTTTGTAATCTTCTTAGGAGTGGCCTTGGAAGTTGCAACTTTCGGTACTGGCGTAATTACAAGTCAAACAGCATTAACAACAGGTGTACAAGGTGCTGATACATTTTTAGTTTATGACAATTCAGCAAGTGCATTAAAGAAATTATCATTGGCAAATATAATTGTAGGATCAACTGAAGATTCTACTCCTGCAACAGGAGATTATATTTTAACTTATGACGTTTCTGCTTCAGAAATTAAAAAAGTAACAAAAGCAAATTTCTCACCAATTATTACTCTAACTTATAATACAAGAACAGCAACTGGAGATGGTTCAACAGTTGCATTTACAGTAACAAGTGGTATGACAGATGATTCTGTGGTCGTTACAGAAAACGGTATCGTTCAAACACCTACAACCGATTTTTCAATATCAGGTACAACTTTAACATTTACAACAGCACCAGCAAGTGGTATTGCTATAAAAATACAAGAGTTGCCTGTACAAGGAAGTTAATAAATAGAGATATAGAATTATGACAACTAAAATTACAGAAAAAAATGTATCAAATGTTGCTAATGCTGCTGTCCAATGGCAGAGTGTTATTACTGCTGACGGTTCAACAAATACAAACCTAGAATCAGGAAAAGGATATTTTATAGACACTACAAGTTTTACTCATACAGTTGTACTACCTTCAAATCCAGCTGTGGGTGACACTATTGTAATTAGAGATTTCGCTTTAACTTTTGATGACAATAATGTTTCTATTAATAGAAATGGTCATAAGATTGAAGGATTTGATGCTGATACGATTGTTATTTCTACTGAAGGTATCGCAACAACATTAACATACTCTGGAACAAGTAGAGGTTGGTTAATGGTACACGAAGGAAATAAAACTAATTTAGCAGGTTATCCTTTATATGTAACTGCAACTGGTGGTACAGTTCAAACTTATAATACAGATTATAAAATCCACGCATTTACAGGAGATGGTAGTTTTGTCGTTTCTTGTGCTGGTAATCCTTATGGATCAACTAAAGTTGAAGTATTAGTTGTTGCTGGTGGCGGTGGAGGAGGTGCTTTCTACGGTGGTGGTGGAGGTGCTGGAGGATTAGTTATTACTCCATCTTGTGGAAAAACAGTTTCAGCAACAACTTATCCTATTACAGTTGGTGCTGGAGGAAATGGTACTAACTCTAATAACGTTGCTGGTACAGCTGGTTCAAGTTCATCAGGTTTAGGATTTACTGCTGTTGGTGGTGGATATGGGGCAGGAGAATTTGGTGGAGGTAGTTCTGGAGGTTCTGGTGGTGGAGGAAACCCTAGAGGTGGTGGTGGTTCAGCTACTCAACCTTCTCAACCAAATCCTGGCGGAACAAATTATGGAAGCGCAGGAGGTCCTGGACCAGGATGCTTAGGCGGCGGTGGCGGTGGTGCTACAAGTGTTGGTGGTCAAAATCCTGAGTCACCTGGAAATTTAAGACGAGGTGGACAAGGTTTAGACGTTTCTCCTCAATTTGGTACTTATACCCAAGTAGGTTTAGGTGACGCTAATCCAACATATGCTTCTAATCAATATTATTCAGGTGGTGGTGGAGGACAAGGTTATCCTGGAGGTGCTGGAGGTGCAGGTACAAATCCTGTTTCAGGCGGTGCTGGTCAAGCAAATACAGGCGGTGGTGCTAGAGGGGACTCAGGTGGTACTGCTGGTGGTAAAGGAATCGTATTAGTTAAATATAAATTCCAAAACTAATTTAATTTTTATTATGACAATCAATGAATACACAATTGTTTGAAACAAAAATATTTAAATATAATTCATCAACTAAAAATAAAATATTAGATTATATTCATCAAATAAAATTTAATAATCATAGATTGGTAGAAGAAGGTCTTTCTACTTATGAATTTGTTTTAGAATATCAAAAATATTTATTTTTATCTAACATTGTCAAAAAATTTAAAAAAGAAGCAGGTAAAGATTATTACCTTTTGGATTTATGGTGTAATGTCTATAATAAAAATGGATATGTAAAAGAACATAATCATTTTGATACTTATAATCCTATATTAAAAAACATACCTCAAATTAGTGGTGTATATAATATCAAAAAACCTGCAAATTCAGGTGATTTAATTTTAGATGGTCATAAGACTAATTTAAAAGAAGATGACTGTATATTATTTGACAGTAGAGTTAATCATAGTTCTACGCCTAATTTATCTGAAGATACTCGTATTATTTTTTCTATTAATATGGCTTATAAAGTTGAAAAAAAATGGAATAAAGACTATACAAAATTTTACTTTATAAATCACAAATAAATAAATTTATATTATGAAATATTATGACTTTATACATCAACAAAGAAAATTTATTTCCCCAATCAATAGTTGTTTACATTTAATTGCTCAACAAGGAAAAGATATTGTTGGTATAGAATTAGGACTATTTTCAGGAGATAGTTTTGCCTGTATTTTACAAGCCTGTACAAATATTAAAACATTATATGGTGTAGATGTTTGGAAGCCTTATTCTGATTATGTGGTATCTGGTGATTTAAATAAACCTGATTATACTAATTACGAAAAAGAAGTTGAGTGGGCAGAAATGACTTGCCGTCATAGAGTTAAATGGTCTGGTCATAAAGATAAAGCCGTTATTATAAAAGATTATACAGATAATGCTGTTAAAAAATTTAAAAATAATTATTTTGATTTTATTTTTTTAGACTCATATTTAAGTTACGAACAGGCAAAAAATGATTTAAAAGTTTGGTATCCTAAACTTAAAAAAGATGGATTATATATTGGCCACGATTATTATACTCAATCCATACAACAAGCGGTTAAAGAATATAGAGAAGAAAATAATATTAACAATCATATGTCTATTTATGATGAGTGTTTTGTTTGGAGAAAATAATGAAAGAACACAAATTTAAATTTGATACTTTTATAGGTGGTTGGTATATACCTGAAAAAGTATGTGATGAGGTTATAGATTATTTTCAAAAAGAAACAAATAAACATTATGGCACAATAGAAAATTCAAAATTTGGTTCAATAGTAGATAAAAATGAAAAAGAATCAATTGATATGATTATTAAACCTACTAATACTTATTTTAATAATTATTTTACTTGTTTAAAAGAATGTGTTACATTATATACTAAACGATATGAACAATTACAAGGCTATCAACCTTTTGGATTAAAAGAAAACTTTAATATACAATATTATCCACCTGGTGGAGGATATAAAACATATCATTGTGAAAGGCCTGTAAACAATAGTAGAGTGTTAGTTTTTATGACTTACTTAAATACAGTTAAAAATGCAGGAACTGAATTTAAATATTATAATTTAAAAACACAAGCAAAAAAAGGATTAACTTTAATATGGCCAACAGATTTTACTCATACTCATAAAGGTGTTATAAGTAAAAAAGATGAAAAATATATTGTTACAGGTTGGTTAACGTTTTATTAATATGACTCAAGTTTATATAAAAAACAATTTTATTAAGTTTGAAAATAATTTTGATTTTAATTCTATATCAGAATTGTTAGATAAAAATAATATTACAACCTCAGCTAGTTCAAATTATCTAAACAATTTTATTTTAAATTCTTCGTTTGTTATGAAAAACGTTCATACACTAAAAGAGTTTAATAATTTACATCAAGGTTTAGATAAACAATTCAATAAAAAGAAAAAACAAAGTAATATTGATATGTACTTTTCTTTTGTATCAGGCTCTTCAAGTATTGCACATTCAGATTTTGAAGATGTTTATATAATAGGTTTTTTTGGTAAAACTGTTTATAAAATTAATAATGAAGAATTTAATATTAATAAAGGTGATTTACTTTTTATTCCTAAAAATATAACACATCAAGCAATATCTTTATCGCCTAGAGCTATACTTTCATATGGAACTTTTTAATGAAAGAATTATTTGTAAAATCATTTGATAATCATTTAGATATTAAAAAACCTTTATTAGAAGAATTTGATTTATTAGATTCTTCAATTGCTGGTTTGGATAAAAGTGATAATGATTATATTACAAAAACTGATTTTAATTACAAAGATAAAGATAGTTTGAAATATCAAAAGATATTAAAACCATTATTTGTAAAACATTTACTTGACTTATTTAAAAATCGTAACTGTATTGATTTACAAATTATTAATATGTGGTTTCAACAATATCAACAAAATGACACACACCATTGGCATACTCATATTAATTCACATTTTAGTTGTGTTTATTTTGTTGAACTTCCAGACAATAGCATAAAAACAGAAATAGAAAGTTTTTACAAGAAAAAACAAAAAATTAATTATAAAGTCAAGGAGGGTGATATATTAACATTTCCATCTTATTTGTATCATAGATCACCGCCTAATATATCAAAACAAAGAAAAACAATAGTAAGTTTTAATTTAAACTTGTATTGATATAAATAGTCTTAACAACAATTAATTGAGTACGATACTCTAAAAAGAGAACTATGGTGCTCATCTAATAAAGGAGATAGATAATATGGCACATTTTGCTAAATTAGGAATAAACGGAAAAGTTATCGCCGTACACGGTTTAGATAACGACAAACTGTTAAACGCTTCTAACGTAGAAGATGAAACAGTAGGACAACAAGAACTACAAAGAATACACGGATGGCCAGCACAGTTGTGGATTCAAACTTCTTATAATACAAGAGGTAACAAATACTACAATAACGATGGTACCGAAGGCGACGCTTCAAAAGCATTAAGAGGTAACTACGCAGGTATCGGTTATAGTTGGGACGAAGATAATAATATTTTCTGGCCTGCTAAACCACACGCAAGTTGGGTTAAACACACTACTTCTGCTTCTTGGAAATCACCAATTGGAGATGCTCCAGCATTAACAGAAGAACAAACTTCTCAAAATACTGCTGGTACACATAGATGGTCTTACAACTGGAGTGAGGATGCTTATAATGCTGACAACACAACTGGTTGGGTTCTAACTAACGCATTAGCATAATTTAAATTATTAACATTGTGAGGTTATTATGTTAGAAAAGCATAGGCTTACTGAATCGTTTATTATACAAGGAAAATTAGATAAGGTATCTTCCGTTGATATACGATTGATTAAAAATCATATATTGTCAAATTTTACTTTGACAAACCGATATGACGACAATCAATATTGGTATATGAAAGAATACGTAAAGGTACCTTATCATCAACATATACAATGGGTACAAGATTGGTTAAGAGATCATTATAGACTTGAACACGGCCGAACTTTAGTACCAACTCCTGTGGATAGTATAAGAGGTATTGTACAACAAACAGGTGAAAATGTTATTACACATCATAATGTCAAAGATTGGCATTTAGCAGATTCACCAGAGATTGATTGTTTATATACCGTTGCTACAGGTAAAAAAGAATCTTTTGTTATCTTTGAATATGATGATGGAAGAAACAAACATAGAAGATGGAAAGTGCCTTTAGTACAAGACGGATTTATATTGTTTTCATCTAATTTAAATCGTTATATTACTAAAAATGAAAACAAAGACTTTTTAGTGAATCTGTCTTTACATTTTCAGTTAATATAAGAATAAATATATTAAAAGAGAGATTAAATGGCATTAACAAAGTTACCTAAAAACGCATTTGGTACAGGTTCAATTGACGCAAGTAAAATTGAAGATGGTACAATTCAAAATGTAGAAATACAAGGTTCTATAACAGAAACTCAACTTTCTTCTACACAAAATTATTCTTCAAAAACAGTAACTTTACCAAATACATCTGTTACAAACGATCAATTAGCAGGTTCTATTGCTAATGCCAAACTTGCAAATTCAAGTTTTACAGTTAATGGTGCAAGTGGTTCTTTAGGCGGCACACTTAATATAGGAACAGCATTTGTTGCTGATGTTAGTTGGCAATCTGTTATTACAGCAGATGGTTCAACAACAACAACAGGAGTTGCTGGAAATGGTTATTTCATAGACACAACTTCAAACGCACATACTTTCAATTTACCTGCCAGTGCTTCTATTGGCGATACAATAGCAATCAAAGATTATGCTGCTACTTTTGCTACCAACAAATTAACAATCAGTAGAAACGGACACAATATACAAGGTGTTGCTAACGATTCTTTAATTAGTACAAACAGAGCATCAATTGTTTTAGTTTATGTTGACTCTACAAAGGGTTGGTTATATACAGACGAACATAATGTATCAAGTTTACTGAAAGCACAATTTATATCAGCAACTGGTGGTACAGTAACAACTTCGGGTGACTATAAAATTCATACCTTTACAGGTGATGGTTGTTTTGTTGTTACTCAATTAGGAAATAGTCCAGTGGTACCTACAGGTGGGCCTACAAACGTAGATTACTTAGTAGTGGCCGGTGGAGGAGGTGGAGCTGTAAATGGAGGAGGTGGTGGAGCAGGAGGATATCGTACTACTTTCCCAAGTCCAGGAAGTAATGCTGGATCTTTTCCAATAACAGCAACAACTTATCCAATTACAGTAGGAGCTGGAGGATCTGGTAAATTAACACCAGGACAAGGACCAGCATCTTCGGGAACTCCATCAATTTTTTCAACAATTACAAGTGCAGGGGGTGGAGGTGGGGCTGGTTGTGCATCACAAGCTTTTCCTCCTGGTAGTTCAAAAAATGGTGGATCTGGTGGAGGTATAGCAACTAGTTCTCCAACTGCAGGCGCAGGAAACACACCACCAGTATCACCACCACAAGGAAATCCAGGAGGTGGAGGTAACAATGGTGGAGCACCTTGGGGATCTGGAGGTGGAGCAACAGCTACTGGTGGAAGTTATCCAGGAGGAGCAGGAGGAGCAGGAGCACCAAATACAATAACAGGTTCACCAGTAACTTATGCTGGGGGTGGAGGAGGTGGTACTAACATATCTGGAACACCAGTTGCAGGTGGAGCAGGAGGTGGTGGAGCAGGTGGAACTACATCAAATATGTCAGGAACTCCAGGAACAGTAAATACTGGAGGTGGAGGTGGTGCATCTGGAGGATGTGGAAGTGGAACTCAACAAGGAGGAAACGGCGGCAAAGGAATTGTAATCATAAGATACAAATTCCAATAAAAAAATTAATATAAATATAGAGAGAATTAAAAACTATGGCATTAACTAAAGTAACAAAATCAGGTATAACAGATAACGCTATTGACGCTGACAAGCTAGAAGATGGTACGATTGTAGCGGCTGATATTGCACCTGGTACAATTACGGACGCTAAACTTTCGTCCACACTAGATTTATCAAGTAAAACAGTTACACTTCCAAATACAAGTGTTACTAATGCTATGTTAGCAGGTTCTATTGCTAACGCTAAACTTGCAAACTCATCTATTACAATCAATGGTACAAGTGTTTCATTAGGTGGTTCAATTACAGGTATAGGTAAAGTATCTTGGCAATCAGTTGTAACGGCTGATGGTTCAACTGCTACAAGTGCTACAGCAGGTTATGGATATTTTATAGATACAACTTCTGCTGCTCATACTCTAACATTACCAGGCTCTCCAAGCGCTGGTGATACAATCGCTATTAAAGATTACGCTGCTACTTTTGGTACAAACGCATTAACGATTGGACGAAATGGAAACAATATTCAAGGTATCGCAAATGATTCTTTAATTAATACTAATAGAGCTTCAGTTGTTTTAGTTTACATTGACGCTACAAAAGGTTGGTTATATACAAACGAATCAAATGTGGCCGATTTAGGGTTTACTTCATATATTACTGCCACAGGTGGTACAGTAACCACATCAGGTAATTATAAAATTCACACTTTTACTGGAGACGGTTGTTTTGCTGTTTCAGTAGCAGGAGCAGGTGCTGGACCTAGTGTAGTAGATTATTTGGTAATTGCAGGTGGAGGTGGTGGTGGAAGAGATGATGGTGGTGGAGGTGGTGCTGGTGGATATAGAGAATCACATTCAACACCAGTTTCAGGTTGTTACACAGCAAGTCCTGTAGCAACTTCAACAGGCATTACAGTTACAGCAACAACATATCCAGTTACAGTAGGTGCAGGTGGAGCAGGTGGAGTACTTTCTCCTGGTGCTGCTAATTCTGGTCAACCTGGTTCAAATTCAGTTTTTTCAACAATTACATCAACTGCTGGTGGCGGTGGAGCAAGAGGTTCTTGTAATCCTTGGGGTAGTAATTCAGGTGGACCTGGCGGTTCAGGTGGAGGTGGAACTAGAGATAATGGTACTCCTTATTGTGGTGGAACAGGTAATACACCACCAACAAGTCCTTCACAAGGGAATCCAGGAGGTACTGCTGCTCCTGCACCAAACGGAGGTGGTGGAGGTGGAGGAATAGGTTCTGCAGGTTCTAACGCTACAGCTTCAACTTATGGAATAGGTGGACCTGGCGGAAATGGAGTAACATCTTCAATTAATGGAACACCTACTACAAGAGCAGGTGGTGGTGGAGGTGGTGGTAATTGTGGAGTAGGATCAGGTGGACCAGGAGGAGGCGGATCAGCTGGACCAACAGGCACAGCAGGAACAGCTAACACTGGAGGTGGCGGTGGAGGAGGAAGAACAAATCCAGGAGCAAGATGTGGGGGTGCTGGTGGTAAAGGAATTGTAATTATAAGATATAAGTATCAATAATTAAATAAATGAAAGTGAGTACAGTATGGCCGATTTGACAAAGATTAATATAGATGGCGTAGATTATGAGATGAATAAGTTACCCATTGATTTGCAAAATATTATTATTGCTAGACAAGAAATACAAGTGTCTAAAACAAGACACAATATTGAGTTAGAAAAGATAGAAGTTCTAACTAACTATTATAATAATAGAATTAAAGAAGGATTAGACAAATTCAATGGCAGCAACAGCACATCTAACGATTGAACAAGGTGCCACATTTAGTACAGACGTTACCGTAAAAGACTCAAATGGTGACGCATTTGATTTAACAGGTTACACGGCCTCGTCTAAAATGGCACGAGGTTTTGCCTCTACTCGAACAAGAGTTATCATCACTACTGCAATAGGTTCACCTACAACAGGTGTGGTTACACTATCTTTATCTGCCGATCAAACGAATAATTTAGACGCACCTGCCAGATATGTCTATGATGTTGAAATATTAAGAACATCTGATAGTACCATAACAAGAGTGATTGAGGGTATTATTACAGTTAGTCCTTCGGTTACAACATAGTTTCATTATAAATATTACTAAAATAGAGAGATAGTTTAATGGTTAGAGCTGTAGTTACAACTTCTGGCGGTGTTACTGCCAATATTAATAAAAACAATTCTGGTGCCCAAAAGGTATCAGTAACAACTCCTAGTTTATCTACTGCTGGTACATTGAGATCCTTAACTGACGTAAATGCAACCACATTGGCTGATGGTTCATTGTTACAATATGATTCTGCAACGGATAAGTTTATTACACGTACTACTCTTTCAACCGAAACAGGAACTTTGAAGTTCAACGGTGGAAACTTTTAACGGAGAATTTAAATGGCAACAATAATTCAGATAAAACGTTCTTCAGGTACTACAGCCCCATCGGAGCTGGCACAAGGAGAACTGGCCTATACGTATGGTACAGGTTCGCAAGGTAATAATGGTGATAGACTTTTTATAGGTACTGGAACCGAAACAGCAGGCGTAGCTGCAAATATAGATATCATTGGTGGTAAATATTTTACCAGTTTAACAGATCACGTAGTTGGAACATTAACTGCAAGTTCAGCACTTCTAGTTGACTCGAATAAAGCAATAGACGAAATGTTTATTGGTAATAATGCTTCTGCAGGTGGTCAAATCAAATTAAATGAAGGAACTAATAACGGTTCTAATTATATAGGTTTAAAAGCACCTAATTCTGTAACTTCATCAACCACATTCGTGTTGCCAGATGGTGATGGAAGTTCAGGACAGGTTCTTAAAACTGACGGTTCAGGAAATTTAGATTGGGTTACAGTTTCTACTTCTAACAAATATTCAGACGATAGTTCAACACAAATCACAGTTCCATCCTCTCAAACACTCTCTCTATTAGGTGGAACAGGATTAACTTCAACTGCGTCTGGTCAATCTGTTACTTTTGCAATTGATAGTACCGTTGCTACATTAACTGGTTCTCAAACGTTAACAAACAAAACGTTAACCTCTCCAGTTATATCAACTATCTCAAATACTGGTACATTAACTTTACCAACAAGTACAGACACATTAGTTGGCCGTGCTACTACTGACACATTAACAAACAAAACAATTAATAGTGCAAGTAACACGATTACTATTACTGAGTCAAATATTTCTGACTTAGGCGCTTACATTACTGCTTCAAGTACAGATACTTTAACAAATAAAACATTTAACGCAAATGGAACAGGTAACTCAATTTCTAATATTGAAGTTGCTGACTTTGCTTCTGGTGTTGTAGATACTGATTTAAGTTCAGTTGCTGGTACAGATACTACACTTGCTTCTGCTAAAGCAATTAAAACTTATGTAGATTCAGCTGTTGCAAACCAGATGACTACATTTACGATTGCGGATGATAGTTCAACTACAACTACTATTACACAATCTGACACATTACAACTTTTAGGAGGAACAGGATTAAGTTCAACTGTTTCTGGTGATAGTGTTACATTTGCTATTGATAATACAGTAGCAACTTTATCAGGTTCTCAAACATTAAGTAATAAGACTTTAACAAGTCCAGTTATTTCAACAATCAGTAATTCAGGTACTTTAACATTACCTACTTCTACTGATACATTAGTTGGAAGAGCAACAACTGATACGTTAACAAATAAATCAATCAGTTTAACAAATAATACAATATCTGGTACAACTGCTGAATTTAATAGTGCATTATCAGATGGTTCTTTTGCTACATTAGCAGGAACAGAAACATTAACTAATAAAACTTTAACAGCACCTAAAATTGCTGATGGTGGTTATATCGCTGACGCAAATGGTAACGAACAAATTGTTTTCAATACTCAAGGTTCTGCTGTTAATCAATTTTCAATTACAAACGCTTCAACAGGAACTGGTGTTACACTTGCTTCTGCTGGTGGTGATACAAACATTGACATTATATTAGACCCTAAAGGTTCTGGTGTTGTTGATGTAAATTCAAGTCGAATTACAAACGTTACTGATCCTACTTCAGCACAAGACGCTGCTACAAAAGCATACGTTGATGGTGTTGCAAATGGATTAGATGTAAAAGAATCAGTTAGAGTTGCTACAACAGCTGCTCTTGCTACTTCTACTTACGATAACGGTGCAGGAACAATTACTGCTGACTCTAACGGTGCTTTATCTATTGACGGAGTATCTGTTTCAGTTAATGATAGAGTGTTGATTAAAGATCAAGCAAGTGCTGTTCAAAACGGTATCTATAAAGTTACTGCAACAGGTAGTGGTGCAGCTCAATGGGTATTAACAAGAGCTCCAGACGCTGATACAGCTTCAGAATTAACAGGCGGAACATTCTTCTTTGTTGAAGAAGGTTCTTCAAATGCTGATAATGGTTATGTTGCAACACATAATGGTACACCAACATTTGGTTCAACTAATATTACATTCTCACAATTCTCTGGTGCTGGTCAAATTAGTGCTGGTAACGCATTAACAAAAACTGGTAATACTTTAGATGTTGCTGTAGATGATTCAACTATTGAAGTTTCATCTGACGCATTAAGAGTGAAGGCTGGTGGAATTGATTCTAACGAATTGGCAAGTAACGCTGTAACAACTGTAAAAATTACAGACGCAAACGTAACGGCTGCAAAACTTGCTACTACTTTAGATTTATCTGCATTTACAATAACTTTACCAACTTCATTTGTAACTACAACTGGAACACAAACACTTACAAATAAAACAATAAGTGGTGCTTCTAACACAATTACAAATATTGCTAACGCTTCATTAACAAATAGTGTAATTACAATTGCTGATGAAAGTTCAACTTCATCTGATATTGCATTAGGAGAAACTTTACAAATTACTGCTGGTGAAGGTGTTGATACATCTATCTCTGGTGGAATTTTAACGATTGCAGGAGAATTAGCAACAACTTCAAATAAAGGTGTTGCGTCATTTAGTTCTGATAACTTTACAGTTACTTCTGGTGCTGTTACAGTTACAAGTATTGATGGTGGATCGTTTTAATTAATTATTAATTTAGGAGATTAATAAGTGTCAACTGTTATAAAATTAAAAAGAAGTACAACGGCCTCTTCCGTTCCTACTACAAGTGATTTAGAGGATGGTGAAGTCGCTGTAAATATAACAGATAAAATTGTTTATATGAGAAGTGGCGCCAGTATTGTTACTGTCGCAAACTTTAATTCAGGTTCAAGTGTTGACTTATCCGCAATAGATCAACATATTTTACCTGATACAACTGAAACATATGATTTAGGTTCGGCATCTAAAAGATTTCGTTCCTTGTATCTTGCAGGTGATACAATAGACCTTGCAGGTGCAACTATATCATCTGACGGTACTGGTACGATAAGTATATCTGCTAGTGGCGCTACATTACCTCTTAACTCAAACGTTGAGGTAACAGGCGGTGTAACTAAAACTATTGCGTTAGCAGGAGCTGATGGATCACCTGTACAGGCAGTTCCATTCTTTACTAACTCTGGTGGTTTAAGTACACAAAATACAAAATTAGACTTTAAGGCTAATCCTGATAAAGTCGTTGCGTCCTTTATTTTAAGTAATGGAACAACTCTAGGATCTGCTGAAGGAGATACATTATTTTATTTTTAAAGGAGAAATATGGCAGCAAAAATACCTATACGAGCCGTCTATAACGAGAGTGGAACAGCAACTGGATTAGCAGAATACCAATCAGGTGAATTTATTGCTGTTGCTTATGGTGGTACTGGTGGTACTACTTATACAACTAATGCAATTCTTTTAGGTAACTCTACAAGTGCTATACAATCTTCAGCAATTTTAATTTCAGGAACTACGTTATCATCTTCAGATTCAACTCAAATACAAGTTAATGAAGGACTAGAAGTTACAGGTTCATTATCTGTAGGAGGTAATACTACCATTACAGGAAATTTAACTGTACAAGGAACTACAACCACAGTAGATATTACTAATATTAATATAACAAATTCTTTTACTTTTGAAGGTGCAACTGCTGACGCATATGAAACAACATTAACCGTAGTAGATCCTACAGCAGATAGAACCGTTACTATACCAGACGCAACTGGTACCATAGTGTTAAGAGATACTACTGATACTTTAACAAATAAAACAATAAGTGGTTCATCAAATACACTATCCAATATTGCGACAAGTTCAATCACATTTTCAGGATCAACTATTTCAGGAATAACAAGTTTAAGTTCATCAACTTTAACAGACGGAACATTATCAATATCAAGCGGCTCAATTTCAAGTGCTGTCAATGGAACATTTTCAGGAACAGTCAACGCAAGTACAGACGTTCAAGTAAATAGTGTTTCTGTTGCAACTAAACCGTTTGCTATCGCACAAGCAGTTGCTCTTGGTTAATCTTATAAATATACCTGAAAAACAAAGGTAAATTATGGCAGAACCATCAACAAGAGAAACGTTAAAACAATACGCATTACGAGCATTAGGAAAACCCGTTATAGAAATTAACGTGGATGACGATCAATTAGAAGATCGTTTAGATGAGGCCTTACAATATTTTGCTCAGTATCACTATGATGGTGTAGAGCGTTGTTATCTTAAATATCAAGTTACCAGTGGTGATTTAGCAAGAATAAAATCACCTGGTGGAGATTCTACTATTACTGCAACAAAAGATAGTGTAACCACTACTTACAAAGAAGCAAACAATTATATCATTGTGCCAGAAACTGTTTTGGCTGTAACCAATATCTTTAATTTATCTGATAGAAACAATCTTAATTTATTTGATATTCGTTATCAATTACGATTAAATGATCTATACGATTTTTCTTCTACCTCTATTATTCATTATCAAATGGTAAGAAATCATTTAGATTTTTTAGATCACATATTAGTAGGTGAAAAACCTTTAAGATTTAATCAACATAGTAATCGTTTATACATTGATATGGATTGGACAAATGATATTACTGCAGGAGAATATTTAATTATAGAATGTTGGAGAAAATTAGATCCAGCAACTTATACAGATGTCTATAATGATATGTATTTAAAAAGATATGTAACAGCCTTATTTAAAAGACAATGGGGTGCAAATTTATCAAAATTTAATGGTGTAACAATGATCGGTGGTGTTACTCTTAATGGTGTCGAAATTTATCAACAGGCGTTACAAGATATACAGAAACTTGAAGAAGATATAAGAGGCACATACGAAACACCTGTAACGTATATGATAGGATAATGAAATGGCAGTTAATCACTATTTTCAGGCAGGTAACGGAATCGGAGAAGCATCTGAAAGATTACTCTACGAAGATTTAATCATAGAAGGCCTAAAAATCTACGGCCAAGATTGTTACTATTTACCAAGAACATTAGTTAATCAGGATTTAATACTTGGAGAAGATTCACTTTCTAAATTTGATGATTCTTATTTACTTGAAATGTATATTGAAACTACTGATGGTTTTGCAGGTGAACAAGAATTAATCTCTAAATTTGGTTTAGAAATAAGAGATGATACTACGTTTGTAATTGCAAAACGTAGATGGCAAAATCAAGTAGATAACGTTGCAACTTTAATTAAAGACGGAAGACCAAATGAAGGTGATTTAATTTATGTACCTTTATTTAATTCTTTTTTTGAAATTCAATTTGTAGAAGATCAGGAACCATTCTTTCAATTAAGTAATTTACCTGTTTACAAATTACGTGCAACTAAATTTGAGTACAGTTCAGAAAAATTAGATACAGGTATTACTGCAATAGATGAGGCCGAAGATAATCTATCTATTGACCAATTAAACTTCCAGTTCAGTTTAGAAAATGAAACAGGTTCAATCTTACTTGAATCTTCTACTGGAGAAATTAATTATCTTATTAACGAGTCATTTAGTATTGCAACACAAACCAGAGATTATGCTGATAATGCTACTTACGAAACAGACGCAGGCTTTGGTACAACCAGTACGGCCGATGATATACTGGACTTTGAAGAAAAAAATCCTTTTGGCGAAAACTATCCAGATGAGGGATTTTAATGTACAATATATATAAAATTACAAATAAAGTTAATAATAAATTTTATATAGGTGTAACTAAATCTAGGTATAGATTTTCTTCTCACATATCCAGAGCATTTTCTAAAAATGAAAATAGACCTTTATACAATGCAATAAGAAAATATGGTGAAGATAATTTTAAATATGAAGTTATAGAAAGTGGAAATAACTATGAATATGGTTGGCAAAAAAGAGAACCTTATTTTATTAAAAAATTAAAACCACATTATAATTTAACTTCAGGTGGTGATGGTGTTAGAGATTATAAAATGCCTAGACATATAATTGAAAGAATTGCAGAAAAAAATAGAGGTAGAAAAAGAACACTAGAAACTAGAAAAAAGATTTCAAAAGCATTAAAAGGAATGATAATACCAGAAGAAGCAAGAGATAATATGAGAATAGCAGCTTTAAATTCAAAAAATATAAAAGAAAGAGCAAATCATTTAAATAAAAAGATGAAATGTAAAAAATGTGGTTTAGAAACAAATTTTGCTAATCTCAAACGTTGGGGGCACGCAATCTAATGTTCGGTAAATTTTTCTACCACGAGTCATTAAGAAAAGTAGTTGTCGCATTTGGTACTATTTTTAATAATATTACGATTCATAGAAAAGACGCAAATGGTAATGTTGTACAATCTTTAAAAGTACCTCTTGCTTATTCGCCTAAAGAAAAGTTTTTAGTACGATTAGAACAACAACCTAATTTAGATAATAGAGAATTTTCAGTTACTTTACCTCGTATGGGTTTTGAAATTGCAGGTATCTCTTATGACGCTTCTCGTAAGTTACAAAGATTAGGCAAGTTCAAGGCCGTTAAAAGTTCATCTCCAAGTATAATGGACTATCAATATAATCCTGTGCCTTATAATATCAGTTTTAATCTATATGCCTTTACAGCAACGGCTGAAGGCGGATTGCAAATTGTAGAACAAATATTACCTTACTTTCAACCAGATTATACAGTTACCATTAATGCAATACCAAATTTAAATATTAAAAGAGATGTACCTATTATTTTAAATAGTGTCAGTTATGCTGATACGTATGATGGTTCATTTACCACAAGACGTGCTGTCAATTACACTTTAAGTTTTACAGCAAAGACTTATTTGTATGGGCCTGTATATGCACAAAGAGTTATCAAAGAAACTCAATCAGATATGTACACCGATACAGCAAATAGTCCAAAAAGAGAAGAACGAATTATCGTAGTACCGAATCCTACCAGTGCAGACGCAAATGATGACTTTGGATTTACTACAACTATTACTACTTTTGAGGACGCAAAAACTTATAACCCTAGTACAGACCAAGATGAATAAATAGTGATATGGCAATCAATAAAGTAGGCAGTAAAGGTATAGAAGATGGTTCAGTTGCAAGTGCTGATTTTGCACCTAATACTGTAACGTCTGCTAAATTACAAGACAACGCTGTTACAAACGCAAAGTTAACTAATTCTTCAGTTACACTTGCAGGTTCATCTGTAAGTTTAGGTGGTTCAGTTTCTTTTAATAACAAATTTATTGACTGGCAATCAGTCATTACTGCTGATGGTTCAACAGGAACAACTGCTGTATCAGGTCAAGGTTACTTTATAGATACAACATCAGACGTACATACAGTTACACTTCCTGCTTCAGCAAGTATAGGTGACTTTATTGCTATCAAAGATTACGCTGGTACATTTGGTACAAACAATTTAACCATTGCTCGTAACGGACATAATATTCAAGGTGTTGCCAATGATAGTTTAATATCTACGAATCGTGCTAGTTTAGTATTAGTATATGTAGATAGTACAAAAGGTTGGTTATATTGGGAAGAACATAATGTGGCCGATTTACAAGCACTTGGTTTTATTTCAGCTACAGGTGGTACAGTAACAACATCAGGTGATTATAAAATTCATACCTTTACAGGTGATGGTTGTTTTGTAGTATCATCAGCAGGATTAGGACCTGGAACTTATACAAATGTTGATTATTTAGTTATAGCTGGTGGAGGTGGTGGGGGTGGAAGTGGCCCTGCAGGACCTTGTAACGCATCAGGCGCTGGTGGAGGTGGTGGTTTTAGAGAAGCCAAACAAGCTTGTGGTTCTCCTCATACTACTTCACCATTAGCAGCAACAACAGGTATTACAGTTTCAGCAACAACTTATCCAATTACAGTAGGCGCAGGAGGATCTGCAGGAGGTGCTACAGGAACTCCATCAGGTCACGGATCATCAGGTTCAAATTCAATATTTTCAACTATTACATCAGCAGGTGGTGGAGGAGGTGGATCAGGAGGAAGTATTTGTGCTCCTACTAATAAAAATGCTTTTAATGGCGGATCGGGTGGTGGAGGTGGAGATTCTGGAACAGGTGGTTCAGGAAATACTCCTCCTGTTAGTCCATCACAAGGTAATCCTGGTGCAGCAGGTTCTGGTGGAGTTTATGGCGGAGGTGGGGGTGGTGCTGGAACAGCTGGTTCTGGACAAACAGGAGGGTCTGGCTCTTCAACTTCTATTACTGCTTCTCCAGTAACTTATTCAGCAGGAGGAACTGGTTCAGTTTATCCTTCTCCTTCAGGATCACCACAACCAGCGAATAGTGGGAATGGAGCACCTTCAGGTTCTAATGCAGCAGGTGGTAATGGTGGTAAAGGAATCGTTATAATACGATACAAATTTCAATAAGGAAATGATATAAATAGTAAGAAAGAGATTTAAGATATGGCAATTTCAAAAATAGGTTCAAAAGCACTTGTAGATTG